TCAGCCTGAAATCAGAAGACCATGCGCCCTCAGAAGCAGAATCAGCGCAGCGATGGTCGACCGCGCTTCTGAATCTATTGTCACACCTCCCGCGGGAGTCGGAATCGCCCCCGGGACCACCCAGCCGCCGCCATCATAGCGCAGCCACGCGCCATCCGACAATCGCACGATCCGCATGCCCCGGCGCGGCGCCGCGAACCGCCATCCGCCCTCGGTCCGGATAGCCAGATTTCCGGTCTGTCCCGCCCACGCATCGACCGCGCCCGCAGCGACCAGCCAGCACTGCCCGGAAACCGCAACCGCGGGCGGCGACGCCAGCGGCCCGTCCTCGATCGCCGCATGGACCAGCGCGTCGAGCAGCGTCAGCGCCTCATTGTGCGCAACCTCCTTCTGCGCCTGCGCAGTCGCCAGCAATGGCAGCGCGAATCGGGCGGTGCAAGGCATATCGCTCATAATTTATCCTTTCAGGTCAACGACAAGAGCAGCGGCGGAGACAGCGCGAAATCGCCGACCTGCCGGATCGACAATGCCGTTCCGGGCGGCAGCGCAGCGATCGTCGCCGCATCGAGATGCAACAGGGGCGTGGTGGTTTCCCACGCGGCGAGGCCGGGCACGGCCGGCACCGCCTCGACGCGCCACGCCTCGCGCGCCTCTCCGGCAGGCAGGTCGACATGATCGCGCCAGCCGGTGTCCGCGCGGCTTCGCCGTGTCCATTCGACATGCACGCCGCCCGCGACGCCCGTGCCATCGGTCCGCAGACGGCCATGCACCGGCGCCAGCGGTAACAGCGCGCGGCCGGCCGGACCGATCGCGATCTCGGCGATATCGGTGCGCGCCCGCGCCGCCCATTGCAGCGCGCTCGTTCCGCCCTCCGCCAGGCGGGCGATGTCCGGCGGAACGGTCAGCAGCGCCGGATCGTCGATCAGCACGAAGGGCGTCCCCGCCTCATGGAGCGCGGGCACCAGCGTTCCGCCGCGGCCGCGCAGCAGGCGCGAGAGCCGCCACCTCCCCGGCGCCGTCATCTCGGCGTGCGCGAACTGCACCAGCTCGCCGCCCAGCATCGCGCGGTTGGCGCCGCCCAGCAGCACCATGTCGTCGACCGATTCCAGCGACATGGACGGATTGGCCAGCGTGACGTCGACCGCGTTCATCGTGTCGAACAGACAGGGGCTGCCCGCCCCCAGCGGCGCGCTCAGCATCCCAAGCGCCGCGGCGGGTCGCACCATGCCAAGCGCGATCGGTTCGATCTCCGCCGCGGGTCGGAACCAGATGTCCGCCCCGCGCCAGCCGTCGTTGCTTCCCGCGGCGGCGACGACCAGTCGCGGCGACGCGGCGGGCGTGCCATCGGTGCCCGGCAGATCGAACAGATGGACCATCGCCTCCGCATCGGGCCAGTCGGGCGCGGCCACCGGCATCCCCGGATCGGCGCCGACCACGCACGCGGCGATCGGCTGGTAGCGATTCAATTCGATCGTGACGCCGGTGTCGCGAACCGTTCGCGCCGCGAGACGCCACGCGCTTCCGTCGGCCTGCGTCACCACGCCGCCGACCGTCAGCGCCAGCGCAGCGAGGTCGGCCTGCCAGACGATCGTCTCGCGCCCGTCGCCTGCCGCGGCGGCGAGCGCCTGCGCCAGCGCCCGCGCGGAATCGGCGGGGAGCACGGCGGGCAGGTCGATCCGCTCCTCGCGCACGCCGCCGCCCGCGACCCCTGCCGCCTGCTGGCCAAGCTGATAGTCGCGCGCGGGGTCGTAGTGGCGCAGCCGGATCAGGCCGGGCAGCGCCGACAGCGGCGCGCGGCGCTGTTCGATGCGGTCGGCGGGCGCCGCGCGGCGGTGCGCCTCGCTAAAGTCCGCCAACGCGACCGGCGCGGGCGCGTCCGCGTCCAGCCCCCATCCGTCGGGTCCGCTCGTCAGGCGCACCGCGTCGGTCTCGAACAGCGGCGCCAGCGCTTCGCGCGCGCGGTCTCCCGACGCCGCATAGCCGCGAAAGGGCCAGCGCCCCGAACAGCGCGCGCCCTCGCCCAGCAGCTGCTCCGCCACGTCCCCCGCATCGACGTCGCCGGGGTCGGCCTCGACCTCGAAGGTCAGCGACGGGATGCGGTTGCCGAAGCTCGCCAGCTCCAGCTCCTCGAACACCGCATAGGCAAGCCCGCGAAAGCCGCTCGCCGACGCCAGCCCGACCGCGGAGGCGATCAGCGGGTCCGCCGGCTGATCCTCGCCGCCGTCGTACCAGCGAAAGGCGCAGCGTTCGCTGAAGCTGCCGCTCGATCCGCGCAGAAGGTTGCCATCGGCCCAGATGCGCCGGATCGCCCGGATCCGCCGCGCCGACAGCGCGACCGCGAGCGACACCGTATAGCTGTATTCGGTCGTCGATGGCCGCCCCTTGCCGCCGCCGCGCTTGTTGCGATGCTCGATCAGGTCGGTCGCCCAGATGACACTGCCCGCGACGCGTATCGTCCCGAACAGCTTTGGGATTTGTTGGCCATAGGTCGACGCCTGCACCTTCAGGTCGGCCAGCCGCGGCCCCTCGCGCCCCTTGGGCTTGAAGATCGCGCCATCGATCTGCTGGCCCGCGAACGCGCCGATCGCCGCGCCGACGGGGCCGCCGACCAGCCCCCCGACCACCGTAAGCACCAGAGTCGCCATCGAAATCCCCTATCCCCATGTTGTCAGTCGCCACCGCGCCGCGCGGCGCCATCGGTCGTCCAGCGGCGCCTCGACCACGCGGCGCAGCCCGGCGTGGGCGTGGATCACCCGGTCGGGGCCGATCAGCCCCAGGTGCCATTGCCCCGCGCCCGGCGCGATCAGCGCGACGTCGCCCGCGCGCGGCGCGTCGGATATCGCCGCGAAGCCCGCCGCCTCGATCGCGCCGACCACCCGCGCCGCGCCCCAGCCGCGCAGCGGATAGCCGCGCGGCGCGATCAGCGGCCGTCCCGCGATGCGATAGGCGACCTCGACCAGTCCGACGCAGTCCAGCCCGGTCGGTGCGTCGCGCCCCTGCATCCGGAACGGCGCGCCCAGCAGCGTCCGCGCCGCGGCAAAGGCGCGCGCGCCCGCGTCATCCACCCGGATAGCGCGTGAGCAGGTCATTGCCCGGCAGATGCGCCTCGCCGCGAAAATTGACCGCATTGGCAAAGCGCGTCCGGCACGTCGCAAGCTGCTTGTCGCACCCCTCGACCAGCCGCACCCGCGCGGGCAGCGCCGGCGGCGCGGGCGGCATTTCGGCGAGCATCAGCACCGCGCCGTCCTGCGCCACCACCGGGCTCGCCAGCCCGCACGCCGCGCCGTCCAGCCAGCCGAGCTCGCCGAACGCCATCGCCCCCGAGGCCGTCCCCGCCGCCGTGCCCGGCTCCAGCGTCACCGCCCGCCCCGCGATCGCGACGACGCGCGCGCGGTGCGTCAGCGGCGCCAGGTCGACGCGGCACGCCCGGTCGCCCAGCGTCGCGCGGCACGAGGGCGACGTCGCCGGACACACCGGTTTGTCGAGCAGCCGCGCCACGCCCTGCAGCTCGGCCGCGAACGCCCCGCCCCGCCGCTCGATCGCGCCGAGCGTCCCGCGCGCGACCGTCACCGGCGCCGCGCCGGGCGCGGTCCAGTCGGTCACGAACAGGCTCAGCGCCGCGCCGTCCCAGCGCCCCGCGTCCAGATCGGCGGCCGCGATCGCCGCGCTGGTGATCGCGCCTTCCAGGTCCATCGTCTGCGCCTCCAGGCTGTCGGTCGTCTCGATCGCCGACGGCTTCATTCCCGGCGCCGCGCGATAGGGGACGCCGTCGATCACCAGGTCGCGGTCGTGCGAGGTCAGCCCGACCACCACCCCGTCGCGCCGCGACAGGCGCCAGCACCAGGCGAGCGTCGCCACCTCCTCACGCAACCAGCCCGGCGCCGCGCTCAAGCCGCTTGCCCCCGCCCCGCTCGCTCCCATCTCACTCACCATGGCGCCCGCACCTCGACCAGCGGCACGCCCGCGATCTCGCCCGCCAGAAAGGTCGCGCGGCTGACCTCCAGCCGATCCTCGGCAAAGCGCACCGGCACGTCGAATAGAAAGCCCGCGCGCACCGCGGCCCCCACCGCGGGCGCGGCGTCCAGCAGCACCTCGCCCTTGCCCGTCACGGCAAAGGCCGCGGTCTCGATCCCGTCGACCGACACGCGCACGCTGTCCCCCACGGGCAGGCGGATCGGCCGCACCTGTTCGGCGGCGCCCGCGCCGTAACGCTTGACCAGCGCGAATTGCCGGCGGCTGCCGTCGCCCACGCCCAGCAACTGGTCGCGCGGCCCCGGCGCCCCGCCGTCGGCCGCCGATCCATGGTCGAACGGATCGCGAAAGCGAAACGCCCGCGCCGCCCCGCGCCGCGCGCGAAAGAAATCGGCCAGCGCGCGCACGTCGGCCTCCGACCGCACCCCCGGCCCCGCGTCGTACCGCATTCGCGCGTCGGCCCATTCGCTCGCGCGCTGTTCGTGCCCGGAGGGCGAACTGACGATCTGCGTCGAAAATTCGGTCGCGACCATCGCCTCGCGCCCGATCGACAGCGGAAAATCGACCGTATCGAAAGCCTGCACCACATCCTCCCCGTCAAACGTCACAAAGCCGTCGCGCGCGACCTGCGGCAGCGCCCAGACAAAGGCGCGCGCGACGCCCTCCGCGCGCGCGGCATCCGCCGCATCGGCGATCGCCGACCATTGCGCGCGCTCCTCCGCGTTCGGGACGAAGCCCGCGAAATAATGCTGGTCCCGCACCGGATAGCCCAGCCGTTCGACCATCCGCGTCCGCGCGCGCGCCGTCTCCGCCGCGCGTCCGCCGGTCACCCAGTCATAATCCTCCAGCTGCAGCACGTCGAACGCCGGCGCCGCCCAGTCGGGCGGCACGTTCGCGCGGCGCACCTCGGGCGCCGCGGCGTCGAGCACGGTCGGCAGGAACACCAGCAGATGGCTGACCAGCCCCGCCGCCCCCGCCTCGTGCCGCGCCGCCGCGACCAGCGCCGCGGTCGATGCCGCGAGCAGCGCGCCCAGCGCGTCCAGCATCGCCCGCTGCGCCGCGTCCAGCGCGCCGCGCACGTCCGCGATCGGCACGCTCGCGCCGCCCAGCATCGCCGTCGTCGCGGCGTCATAGGCGCAGATGCGCCCGCCCGCCGCGATCCACCACCAGGGTTCGCCGACCTGGAATTTCGGCGCCAGTCCCGCCGCGACGCCGATCGCGACAAAGCTGCGCGCGACCAGTTGCAGATATCCCATCGCCCCCGCGTGCGCGGGCGACAACAGCGCCGACGGCGGCGCCCATCCGGTCAGCGCGGGCGACCCGTCCGCCGCGCGCTGTTTCCAGTCGTTCCAGCAATAGGCGTCGAAATATTCGTACGACAGCGACCAGATCACCCCCAGCCCGGCCGCCTTGCACGCGCTCGCGAACCCGCGATGCCACGCGTCGCACGGCGCGTTCAGCACGCCGCCCGCCAGGCTGGCGTAAAAGCCGCCGCCCAGCGCCTCGACCCGCATATAATGGCTCATCCCGACATAATGGACGACGTCGCCGCGATAGCCGAGCTGCACCGCCTGCCGCACCAGCCGCGCGGGGGTCAGGTGATAGCTGTCGTCATATCCGCTCGCGATGCCCAGGCCATGTTCGGGCAACACCGCGTCCCCGACCGCCAGCACCGATCCCGATCCCGTACAGGCGATGTCGCTGATCTCGGCCCATGCCTCGACGCGCGCGCCCAGCACGCCCGCGGTCCCGTCATAGGCGGGCGGGGCGAGCGAGACGAACATCCGGTCGATATCGCCCGCCCACACCCGGTCGGCCTCGCCCGGCAACAGGAAGCCGCCGTCGAGCGCGTCGAAATCCAGGCGGATCACCGCATTCTCGCCCGTCCCCTGGGCGTAGTTCCACAGCCGGACATACCAGGCGCGCGGATGCCCGGCGGCATCGCGCCCCTCGATCGTCAGCGTCGGGCCGTGCAGCGCGTTCAGCGGCTTCAGCCCGCCCGAGCGCCAGCGGAACGACAGTTGCGTGTGCCGGAAATCGCGCCGGGTCTCATAGGCAAGCAGCGGATGGTCCCAGCGATCCTCGGCCTCCCAGATCAGCCCTGCCAGATCCTGTTTGTTATAGAATAAGGCATCGACCCGCATCGCGCGCGGTCCCGTCGTCACCACGCTCGCCATCATCGGTCGCGGAAAATTGACCGTCCAGAACCGCGGATCGAAACGCTTGATCCACGACCGGCGCTGATGCGGCTCGGCCTTTGCCAGTGCCCAGCCCATCAATCCTCTCCCGCCGCGACCGCGCGCCGCACCGCGCGCGCGATCTGCCGCCCCGTCTGCGCCAGCCGCTGCGGCTCGCTGCCCGCCTCGCCCCGGACGTTGACCGTGATCGCGATCGAGCGCGCCGCGCCCTCGCCCGTCTCGACCCGCCCGCTCGACGTCGGCACGAACCATTCGGGCCCGCGCTCGCCGACGCGATAGGCGCGCCCGGCGCTGACCGGTCCGCCGGTCGCGCGGCCCGGCGCGCCGAACAGCGCCGCCACGATCGACGTGCCCAGCGCCAACAGCCCACCACCTCGCCCGCCCCCACCGCCCCCACCGCCAAGCGAGGCGATCCCGTTCGAAATCGCCGCGCGCGCGATGTCGGCCATCACCGACAGCGCCAGCCGCTTTAAATCCTCGAACCCCAGCTTGCCGGTCATGACCGCGCGCGTCAGCGCCCGTTCGATCGCGCGGCCCGCCGCATCGGCGCCCGCGCCCAGCGATCCTTCCAGCTCGCCGCGCAACGCCGCGATCTCGGTTCGGAACGCACCCGTGTCGGCGCGCACCGCGACGACCATTTCGTCCAACGCATCATTCATCTGGAAATCGCTCCATCATCGTCGCCAGCGCGTGGCCATCCATGCCCGCGCCCGCTTCGCCCTCCGTCGCCAGCACCGCCGCGACATCCGCCGGCGTCGCCGCCCAGAACTCGTCGGGCCGCCAGCCCAGCGCGCGCGCCATCACCCCGGCAAGCGCCACCGCCGCCGGCCCGAACCGCCCGTCCGCCATCTCATCGTCCCTGCAATATCTGCCCCAGCAGCATGCGCAGCGCGGGGGTCACCGCCGCCAGCCCCTGCGCGACGACGGCCTCGCCCACCGCGTCGCGCGTCAGCGTCTCGGGCCGGTCCTTCACGCAATGCCAGAACAGCGCGGCAAGCTCGCCCAGCCCCAGCCGGCCGTCGGCCGCACGCTCGACCAGCGCGAACAGCGGCCCCAGTTCGGCCTCGGCCGCGACCAGCGCGGCAAAGCTCGGGCGCAGGACGTGCACGCGCGCATCGACCGTCAATTCGGCCTCGCCGCGCAGCGGGTTGGCGGCGCTCACAGGCTCACCACCGCGCCGCTCGATTCCAGGCTCAGCGTATAATTGCGCTCGCCATTGTAATCGCCCGCATAATCCAGCCGCGTGACCAGGAAGCGCCCGCGCATCCGCTCACCGCTTTCGAAGCTCAGCTCATAATCGTCGATCGTCCCCGCCAGCGCATGACCGCGCAGCCGGATCTCGGCGCCCGAACCGGTAAAGATGCCCGCGGCGCTGACCGAAACCGACCGCACGCCCGCGCCCGACAACAATTCGCGCCAGCCGCCCGAATCCTTGGTCGTGACGTTCACCGGCTCGCCGTTCACCGACAATTGCGTCGTGCGCAAACCGGCCATGGTGGCAAAGACCGGCGGCGCCGATCCGTTGCCGATCTTCAACAGAAAAGCGCTCCCATTTTCGATCGCCATCGTCTAATCTCCTCAAACAAAAAAAAGGTTCTGCAAACGGGGAGTCGCAGGATGCTGTTCACAAGCTTGCTTTTGGCCGCCATGGCGCCGGCACCCGCCGGCAACGTCGACGTGACGCGCGCGGCCTTCACCAAATGCCTTCGCGATCATCTGAAAAAGTCGCTCGAGGCCAAGATGGGCGAGGCGGAATATGAGGTGGCGCTGAAGGCCGCCTGCGACACGGAACGCGAGGCGTTTCGCGCAGCGGTAACCGCCGCCAACCGCGCCTCGGGCGACAAGCCCGCCGACGCCGCCGACAATGCCGAAATGCAGGTCGAGGATTATCACGCGAACTTCACCGACAAGTTCCGCGACTATTCCTCGACGAACACCCTGCCCGGCGGCGAATAAGCCCACCGATCCAACGCTCACGCCCCTCCCCTCCCGCCCGCGGGAGGGGAGATGAATAGTCGCGCCAAATCCTCGTCACCCCTCACCCATCCTCGTCACCCCGGACTTGATCCGGGGTCCCGCTTTCCCCGTCGCTCAGCGGGACCCCGGGTCAGGCCCGGGGTGACGGCAAAAAAGATCCTTCCTGTCGCCAACGCCCAGAGCGTAACCACGCGGCCCCCGGCCTCCCGGCGCCCTGCGCCCGGCCTTCGCCGGGGAACGGAACGGACAGCTACCCCGCCGCCCCCATCAGACAGCGGCACCGCACGATCACCTCGTGCCGCCACGCGCCGTCGCGGGCGAAGGCGAAGCGTGTCCGGACCACGCGCCCGGAAACCACCGCCCAGCCGTCGGCTTGCCCGCGCAGCGTCGCCGCGACCGCCTCGATCCGCGCCGCCGCGGCCTCGTCCAGGCTGTCGCCCACCCCGTGCAGCGTGACCGCCAGCCGCACCTCGCGCCCGGGGCAGTCCTTCGTTCCCCAATCGCTCCCCTCGGCGACGCCGACCGAAACAAAGGGGGCGGTCGCGCGCGTCGGCACGCCGTCGAACACGCCGTGGACGCGCGCCGCCAGCTCGGCATCGGCGCCCAGCCGCGCGATCGCCCACGCGCGCATCGCCTGTTCGGGCGCGGTCACGGCAGCCCGCCCAGCGTCAGCCGCCGCCACGGTTGCCACAGCGCGGCGATCGCCGCGGGCGGGGCCGTGCCGCCGCCGTCGCGCGCCTCGTGCAGATGCTGCGTCATGCGCACGATCCCCTGACGGATCGACGCCGATGATCACGCGCACGGGCTTGCCGATGTCGTCGGCGCCGATCCGGCACCGCTCGACCAGCCCGCGCGTCCACAGCGCGCCCTCGACATCGGTCAGCATTTCGCCGTCCAGCTCCTGCCGCCCCAGCCGCGTCCCGCCATAGCTCGTCACCATCGCCTCGACGAAGTTCGACGGCAGATACCCGTCGTCCAGCGCGCTCTGCCACGCCGCGGCGAACGCCGCATCGCGCTGGCGGATCTTGTAGAATGTCGCAAAGGCGACCCCTACCCGCTCGGCCGACAGCGTCACATTGCACGTCTCGCTCAGATGCAGGATGAAGTCGTCGCGCTTGCGCTGCGAAATCGCGCGCGGCGACGGCCGCTTCTCCGTCAGCAACCTGTTCTTCCCGCTTCCCACCACGACCCGATCCAT